GGATGACTCAGACCAAGTTCCCTCCTTTGCCACGCTGACGATTTACAACAACATCGCCAGTCCTCCGGGCGGTGACTCCATGGTCATCAGCACCACGCTCCCCGGCGTTACAGGCAACCTTGTCAGTCTTACCATTTTCGATGACACCCTGTCTTCGCCTCCGGGTATCGGTGTGCTGGACACACAGGCGGTCAGCGGAGCCGGTACGGACCATATCAGTATCGACATCGCCGAGGTCGGCGGCGGCAAGCGCACCCTTGAGGACATTTATAACCTCGTGCAGGCGGGAATTCCCACCTTGGACGCTGGTTACCTCACGGCGACTCAGCCCGCCATCCAATCTCCTCCCATCCCGGCTGCAACCATCTCCCCGACTTTCCTCTCGGGTGGTGCAGGACCCAACACCAATACCGTTTTCAAGGTTGAGCATGTTCCCATCGTAGACGGTAGCGGCGGTGGGGTGGTCACTACTGACCCCAGCAAGGTTACAGTCACAGTGAACGGCACCCCCGTCACGGTCTCCGCCGTTAACGGTGCGGAAGGTCTCGTCACGGTTAAGAATCCCGTGGCCTTCCCGTCCACCGTCACCATCACCTACTACACCAACACTTACCAGAACACCTACGACATCATTCCGGCGCAGAATGTCACCTCCATCATCGAAGTTGGTTTGGGACCCAACCGGGCTGACTTCGTCCAAGACACAGACTACAATCTTGGTTTGGATTCAGTCGGAAATGCGGTTATCAACTGGGGCGCAGGCAGTCAGACCTTGGTGGGAAGTTCCACCACGGGCTTTACTCCCTTCGGTCCGACCCAGATTCTCACCACCCTCGTGGATGAGAAGGTGTTCCTCCGCACTTGCACGGGAGTTGCCAACGGCAAGAACCTCACGTTCACACTGCCCGACAGCCCCGTGGATGGCAGCGGTCTCGGCAGGGTAACCGACGACCCAGCAAAAATCATGGTCTTCGTCGGCACCAATCCTGTGGAAGCTCTGGACAACTACTATCCCGGCACTTCCGAGCGGGTCATTCAACTGACCGGAAGCACGGGAAGCTTTACCCTCTACAATGCCCCCGGCGCTGGAAACAACGTGTATGCCAGCTATTACCGCAACACGCTGCATGACCACTCCTATACACTCACCGTGGTCAACCCCGGCATCCCCGGACAGGGCACTTACAAGATGAAGGATGAGGTAGGACGTATTCTGCCGGTGGTATCGTTTGATGCCGTCCACAGTGTCGTCACCGAATCCGGTGCTTTCAATCAGACAGGCATTGTGTGGCCTTTCGCTTTCCCGGACCTCTACGATTCTCCGGGTGAAGTGGATGAGACTGTCACCTTGACATTCCAAGATGACGGGTACACCAAGGATGCCAATCCGGGCGCACAGGCATACCTCTTGGCACAGGGGATTCTCTTCTTCTCTACGACCCCCGGTTCTGGTGGAGATGCCATTACAGTCGCTTTCAATACCACGGGCAGCTACGGTGTCAGCGTGGTTGGAAACGCCATCACCTTCAACGGTGTGACGACCACCAGCCAAGTCATCGACCTCGCCGGTTCCGGTATCAGCACCACCTTTGGAACGGTACTTGCCAACCTTAAGACGGCAGGGACCATCCAGACCGCTGCTCCCCTGAACCTCGCTGGCGGTGTGGACCCCAGTTCCCCGGAGCCTTATGCTCTCCGGTACCTCGTTACCTCCAGCAATCCCAAGGGTTCGGGTTCCGGTGGAGTAGGCACCAATGTGGGCTACCTTGACCAGACGTATGTTGACGAAATCACCGGTCTCAAGTTCACCATCGTCAACCCGCAAGATGCCCTTGACTACGGATACACCAGTCTCCCGACGCCCCAGTACAACTTCCAGCCGGGCGACACACTGGTATTCGATGTCAGCAGCGAAACCCCCCGTGTAACGGGAACCGTTTACGTTCCTTTCAGCACGGCGGAGCCGAACAACTTGGTAGCCATCGCCGGTCTCCACACCGAAGTCATTACCACTTTCGGTGCCAATGCCGGGGATACCGCCATCATCAACACCTTTGCTCCATCCGCCAATCAGCCGAGCATCGGTGAGTACTACTACATCAGCTTCCAGACCGAAAAGACGGCAGCGGACATGGCAATCACTCTCTACACCAACCCGTCCGACGCTTACGCCGCATACGGTCAGCCGAGCACCATCAACCGGGTGTCGCTTGGTGTGCAGTTGATGACTCAGAACGGCGCACAGCAGTTCGGCGTCATTCAGGTACCGAAGCAAGCCGGTCTCAATGTGGCCTCGGACGCTGACTTTATCAGCGCCATCCAGACCTTGACAACCGCCCTGCCCGGAACCAACCAGAAGGCGAATGTCATCGTTCCTCTCAGCGTGAGCACCACGGTTCATCAGTTCTTGAGCCGTCAACTCATCACGCAGGCAACCGTTCGTAACAAGGGCGAGGCCATCGGCTTCGTCGGCTACAGCACTACCACCTCCGCCAATCAAGCAAGTGCCAACGCCGTTGCTTTGAAGAATGCCCGCATGATTGCTGTTGGTATGCCAGCGGCGGGAGTCCTTATCACTAACGGCCAGACCGGGCAGCAGATTGAGTACGCCGTGGACGGCAGCTTTATGGCAGCCGCTCTTGCCGGACTCAATACCAACCCTGCCAACGATGTGGCTACCACCCTCACCAATCAGAATTTGGTTGGGTTCAGCCGCCTGCTCGTGCAGTACGACGACACCACCATGAACCTCATGGCATCGAATGGTCTGGTAGTTTTGACCAACAACAACGGGGCGCTCAACGTGCGTCACTACAAGAGCACCGACCCGAGCAACCCAATCACTTCCGAACCGACCTGCACCACAGTCACCGACTACGTGGCTCAGCAGTTCCGTGCAGACCTTGCACAGTTCATCGGCAGGAAGTTGGTCACCGGACTGACCACGGATATTCAGGTGGTCTGCAACTCCCGGTTGGTCTCATTGGTGAATAACCAAATCATCAGTGGATACAAGAGCCTATCCGTGGTGCCGGACCCGAGCGACCCCACCACGGTGGATGTGACCGTCACCTTCAAGCCGATGTTCAGCTTGCTGTACATCAGCGTGACCTTCACGGTTACAACGACGTTATAAAACCATGGGGGAAAGGCTAGGTAGCTTTTCCCCCAAAGTTAAGGTGGGAAAATGCAAATCACTCCGGTAGTCACGCAGGCAAACGGCATCCTTAGTATCCGTTTACAGGCTACGTTTGTCGGCGACCCAACGGATGCCCAAGACAAGGCTCTTATTGCGGCCTATGGCGACCCCCAGATTTCCCTCGTGGGAAATGGGACGTTCGCCAATGTTCCCGTTCCGGGGTCTAGCCCCCCGGCAGTTTTCAGTTTTGTCTTTCCGTGTAGTCAGTATTACGTGGGGATAACCACCCAGATGTCTTCCAAAACGGTAAAGTTTATGTCCGCTTTGCCCAGTAGTCCGCCCGTCAATAATCCCAATCGTCATGCACCGATACAGGGTGAGTTAGATTGCATTACTCCTTATCCGTCAGCGGCCTTGGAGGCTTGGTGGACGGCTATGCAAGCGGAAATCACGGTCGCCCTAACGGCACTGAGGAATCAGAGCTTAGTCCCCTCACTGCCTTCGGTGGACATTTAGGAGACACATGAAATCGCATCTCGTATCACATCGCAAGCAGGCAAGGGTTCTGGTTACTCCGCAGACCATCCAACAGGCCGCTCAAGAGGCGGAGGGCCTCATCGCCATCATGGAATCTACCGGAGATGCTCGTCTCCAGCAGATGCAGCAGGTAGCCAAGTGGTTGAAGAACGTGGCAAGCAACGCCGCCATGCAAAATCAGCTTGATGACCAAGCTTATCCTCAATTTGCTCAGCAGGCGGAAAAGTACGTTCGGTGGGTAAGCCAGATGAGTAACCTACCCCAGTTTCAAACTCACGGTATCGAACAGACCGAGATGCCGCCCGTAGCCTCCCAGACCGCCGCCAAAAAGCGAGGCGCTGGTAGTGCCGGTGAGAATTGGGTCACCGACCGTAACGAAAAGGCAGAAGCCAAAGAACCCGTGAAGGCGGAAGTTCCTCGTGTGGCAGCTAAGAAGGTTGCCCAGCCCGGAGCACCGGCCCCCGCCGCAGCACCAGCCGCTCCTGCCGCCGCAGGCGCACCCGCTGCCGCCCCGGCACCACCGCCCCCGGCCCCTCTAGTAACCAAGCCGGGAAACGGCAACATCTCCGCTGATATCAAGCAAATGAGCAGCGAGTCACTTTCCAACATCGTCACCGCCATCTCCAAAGGTCTTGACCCCAATGACAAGGCGGCATGGGACTTTGTGCAATCCCTTAGTGGAGAACTCAAGACCCGTCCCGTGGAAGTAGAGCAGGGAGCCGCTCGGTCGGCATCGGTGAAGACCGCTCTGGGCCTCTACGATGATACTCCAGTGGGAGCAGAAGTACCGGGAGAAGAAATGGAAGAAGAGCCGATGGGAACCGGGCCGGGCAAGTGCCCGCAATGTGATTCCGCTACCATCAATGGCACCTATTGCCACGAGCAGGGATGCCCTAACGAAAGGAAAGTCTGGGACCCCGAAGTTGGAGATTGGGTCCGGGAATCCGAGTGTCCCGAGTGCGGCAGCAAGTTAAGAGAAGGGGAGACGTGCAACTGTATGGAACCCATGAATGAAGAACCGACCGACATGCAGCACTTCTGCTTCGGTGGACTCAACACCGCCTCCGTTGACAAGCAGTCAGCCGAGGACGCAAAGTTCGAGCGTTGCGTGCATCACGTAAAGGAGCAGAACAAGGAAGAAGGCGGCAGTGAGAAGAAGCCATACAACCCATGGGCCGTCTGTCACCAGTCTGTAGGCTCCAAGTCGGGAAGCATCAAGGTCGCAGTGACCCCGCCCGGCATCAGTGAAGAAACGGCGCACGACATCAAGAAAGAATACCCCGGTGAGAAGGACAAGGCGTATGCCACGATGTGGGCTATCCACAATAAGCAGAAGGAGAGCAGTGTGTCTCCACACGAAGTTGCTTATCAGGCATACCGGGAAGGCAAGCTCTCCACCGCTGACTGGACGAAGATACAGGCAGCACAGGCAGAGATTGTCAACACCATCACCGCCGCAGGCGATGCGGGCGGATGGTTTATCCATGATGAGGAAACCGGTGACGTTACGGAAAGCGGCGGGGCTACACCCGAAGTAGAGGAAGCCCACAAGTTGGAGGATGAGGCCCCGGCGAAGCTGGACCGTCCCGAGACCACCGAACCCATCAAGCTGAATGACAACCCCTTGAACAGCAAGTCGGCTACCGAGAAGAAACGGGATGCCAGCACCGCTCTCAAGAAGGTGAAGTCTCTCGCCGATAAACTCCAGAGCATGTACCTTGATGCCAAGGAAATCACTCAGGTCAACGACAGCCGGATGGTCCGGGAAGCCGTGGAAGCCATCTTCCTTGCCTATGACCTGCTCGGTCAGGCAGCCAAGGTTCTTGGCAAGCAGGAGATGCAGGAGAAGGCCGAAGAGGAGGCCGTCAAGGTGAAAGAAAAGAGTAAGAAGTCCTCGATTCTCGGTGACTTGATTCTCGCCGCCGAGGAAGAAGAGCGTTGTGAGTCTTGTGGCAAAGAGCTAAGTGGTTCTGAATCTGAGCTTTGCCACCAGTGTGCAAAGAAACAACGGAAGGGTGAAGGACCGAAAAAGCCTTCCAAGAAGGACTGGTAATTGTAAGGAAAGAAACTTTCGGGTTTTTGAATAGAACGCCGCTCGGCGGCAATGGAGGAACGTATGGCGCAAGGTGGTTACATCTATCAGCAGGGAGCAAGCCCTCAGACGGAATCGGTGATTTCGTCTCGCTTCAAGATTTTCACCGACGTGGTGGGCGTGGGCAAGTTTGTCAAGTTGGGCGTCACCTCCCAGTTCAACATTTCTGAAACCCGCACGGTGGAGACCATCCGTGGCTTGGGGTACGGCGACCAAGTTGCCGAACTCGTGCCCGGCGTCACCGAGCCGTTGAGCATCACCATCCAACGGACCTGTCTCTATCTTGCCAACATCATGCAGGTCTTGGGCTACAAGGCTGGTGTTAGCGGCGGTGTGAGGTCCATCCGTCAGCATCGTTGGCCGTTTGACATCAAGACGGAAATCGTGTTCAGTCAGTTGGCGTCCACGACTCCCGGAACCCCAACCCCCAACTCGGGCGGGGCACAGCCAGACCTTACCAACGCCGACATTCCCAATGAGGGTGGGTTCAACAATCTGGGCAATCCGGGCCTCTTCGCCGTTGCCACGGTGTATGAAGGCTGCTGGATTTCCAACTACACGACAGGTTACGTCATCGAAACAGCGGCGGTCAATGAAAACGTCACGGTCAGTGTCACGGACATCTTCGATGTCAGCGGCACGGTCTATGGCGAATTCCTTGACAGCGGTCTTGGACCCGGTGACCAAACCGGTCAGTCACTTTTGTACTCAATTTCTTAGTGACAGGAAAAATGAACTTTCCATAGTATTTATA